AATCGTTCCAACTGTGTATTAATCATTCTCAACGTCCTCTATAAGAGTATCAGTATGTGGATCAAAGTCTTCCTGATATTTCATAATCAACGCATCACAAATCTTCTGATATAACATTTCCTTTCGCTGCGGATCTTCTTCTAAGAATTTTGGAAAATCCTTTGATTGGAATTTTATTTCTTCACCGGTAGTTTCATCAACAAAAGCGTACCACGCACCTGCTTGTTTTATAAACTTATATTCTTTCATAACATCCAACCAGCTAGTATAATCATCTATACCACGGTTAAAATGGACTTCGAACTCAGCAGTGCGGTGCGGTGGACCTAATCGATTTTTTACGACATTTGCCTTGACCTTTACGCCATACACATTTCCATCCTTGTCATCAAGCTTTTTAAGCTGTGATAACCGAATGCGTGTAGATGCATGGAATGCAATCGCTTTGCCGCCCGAAGTTGTCCACGGATCAGAAAATGCAGGAGCATTCATTTTTTGACGCAATTGATTGGTAAACACTAATGCAATTTTTTCCTTTGCAATCATGCCTGTAATCTTACGCATGGCTTTACTGATAATGATTGCCTTGTCGGTAGCGTACCCGTCTTTACTAAAGTCGGCTTCCATTTCCTTTTTCGTAGAAGCAGCAGCAACTGAATCTACTACAATTGTAACAATCTTATCTTTATTGGATGGCATTTTTCGAATATGCTCAATCAAATGCACCATGCGGTCAAATACGTCCTCTACAGTCGGCGCTTCGATCCATACAAGCTTCTTTAAATCAAGACCAATAGCTTGATAGAACTCTCTGTTTACTGCCGTCTCCGTGTCAATTAACACGGCTACGCCACCCATTTTTTGGGTATTTGCCATCAAATGTGCACATACTAAAGACTTTCCAGAACCTTCTAGACCGGTAACTTCGGTAATTCTACCAACAGCAATTCCACCATGCGGTCTATTGCTAACTGCAATATCCAACATAGTAGCGCCCGTTGAAACAAACTCTGTAAATTCTGTTGGTGCTCCATCGACGCCATCTAGAAAGAATGCAATTTTTTCTCCATCCTTATTCAGCTTATTAAGTGCGTCGGCAATACTTTGTGCAAGTTCATCTCGGTCGGTCTGCACAACCTTTTTTTCATTTGATTTTGCCATAGACAATTCCTATAAAATGTAAAACAACCCACTATTAAGTATAGTGGGTTGTTCCCTTCGTGTCAAGTATTTTTAATTAAATACTTCGTCAAACTCGTCAATCATGTCCTTGACGGATGTAGAATTCTTCACTTCCGCCGAACGTGCGGCAGTTGGAGAAGAAGTTACTTCTTCGTCATTAACTGCGGTTGGACCGTCTTCGTCTGGATTGAGGTATCGGCTAAGAGCCACCTTCAGTTCTTGGAAAGTTGGTTCCTTGAACAGGGCACGAATGTCAGGCTGGTCGGTAAGAAACTTCTGTACCTGTTCAGCAGATGCCGCCAGAGGCGTCTTACTCGGCTTTGCACGGACCATCGTCTTTGCAAAGTTCGTATCACTCTTTTCCTGCGGGATGTATTCGATTACGAGATCATGTCCGCTCTTTACATCCGTGATATCACCATAATCGGGATCATCGATCAGCGAGAGCAGTTCAGTATATACGGTCTTGCCAAAGGCCCAGAAACGTACTCCCTTTTCCTCTTCTCCACGAACAATGATTGGTACATGAGTACGAAGCTTTGGACGGAATGCACGAGACTGCATCCAACCATCCTTACCGCCAGTAGAAGCGAGTTCTTCTGCGAATTCAAGAATGGGATCTCGGTTACCGTATGAGGTGGGTGACAGATATGTCTTATTACCGAGATAATGAAAATTCAGTTCAATAAAAGGATTTTCGCGATTTTCCTTATATGGAACAATTCGAATAACCGTCTTTCCTTCAGTTGGCTTCCAGATCGATTCGTTACGATCTCCCTGCTTCGTAAACTGATTAAGCTTTGCCTTGAGGGCAGAAATGTTTAGACCCATAGTATACTCCTTAGTGTTTAGTGTTTAGTGTTTAAGCATTGCTTATGTTTAAATATACATCAAACGTAACCGTTGTCAATAGGCAAAATCAAGTTTCTATAATAGAATGTAATTTTGTATTAACTATTTTTAATTTCCCATACGCAGTAACTAATACTGTGTTTTGTAAATCAGACCAATTTATTCTAAATGATTTATCTAGAATTCCATTGTTTTTTATTTCAATTAATTTATTAATTGCATTTATCGTATAAATGGTATTTGTTTGTTTTTTTCTATGAACAGAAATAGTTGATGTTGGTGGCGTTATATTTGAGGCATCAATTTTAGTTATATTATATGTTAACACAAATTGCGAATTATCATTTATATTCTCTAATACATAAATTTTATTAAATACTAGTTTATAAGAATTTATAATTAATTCAACTGTATTTTCTAAATCATCTGCATGTGAGAACGTACAAAGCAATTGACTATCATTGTTCATAGGCAACATCCATTAAAAGTTATACTCTTAATAAATATTACCAATTAATATTAAAATAGTATTACGAGCTAACTGCTCTTCCTTTTGATTGTTCCCAATCACGTTCTGGACGATCCACAATGACATTTCTATTCCATGCGGCCCGTAATAACGGTGTGGGTACTTCTTTTGTTTTTGCATAATTAATTAATGCCGAAATGTCTTTCGGGAAACACGTTCCGCCAAATCCTCGGTGTCCATCTGGACCAGGAACTTTCCAGTGACTTTTGCCTAGACGAGAATCCTCAACTAACAATGAACGCAGTGTTTCCCAATCAACTCCCGTCGCCGTTGCAATATCATATAGTTCATTTGCAAACGATACCTTCATTGCAAGAAACGTGTTTGTAGTATACTTCAATAATTCAGCGGTAGTTGCGGTTGTAATCTTTACAAATCGTACAGAATTAATCACACGTACTTGGTTAATTAACACCTCGTGAGCAACGTCGAGCGGGGTATTCTCAGACTTACCTATGACAAGCACATCTTGATTTAAATAATCATCCAAATAATTTGCTTCTGTTAAAAATTCTGGATTAAACAGAATATAATGATCTGGATACAACGCCTGTAACCGTTCCGTGGTACCGGGTGGTACGGTGGATTTGATGATGATGGTTTTACGTTCATCTGTCATACAAAGGTCATGCACCACTCGTTCCACTATAGAAGTATCACATTCACCGGAAGTGGTCATCGGCGTTGGTACTGCTACATAAATAAGATTGGCGTTCGTTAAAAATTCCTCAAACGAGGAACACGTTGGATTTTTATTTAAATCCACATCAAACGTATGTACATGATGACCTTTCAGTTTGTATGCATTTAAAACCGCCCCACCAACAAACCCTAAGCCAATAATTCCAACTTCATATTTCATAACCGTATCTCCTTAATAACATCATATGTTTTTCCAGCATGTATTCGTACCGGAAATTTTTTATTTTCTTCTAATACTTCTGTAATCTCTTGAACAAGATTTGCATCAAACGTTTGCATATCCAATAATATACTATCATAAGTATATAACACTAAATGGTTGTTTGTATTTTTAAGTAGTTCCAATACCTTTTGTAATTTCGGTAACGTCTTCACTATCTCAAGTGATTGTACATGATAGTTAAACATCTTACTTATATTCGGTTCAGTAAAATTCACTGTAACGCCACTTGGTAATACAAATGGCCCAGTTACATCTTTGTAGAATCGTCGGATGTGCACGATGCTCTCAAAGAGTTCCACGCCATACGTTTCATTCGTCATTCCATACATGATTTCAAACGTCTTTTGTTTACTTGCTGCATACAAGTCGTCTGTAATTTCTTCAGTATTAAAATACTTTTTAGCTAATTCCATATGCAATGAACCTGTAGGAAGTGTAATTCCATGTTCATCTGCAACTAATCGCAAATGATATGCTTCGAAGTCAAACTGTACCAGCATACCATCTGTATATCTGCTGATAAACGCTTCTCTACTTCCATCTCGTTTATTTAAGGCAGAAAAATTAATTCCACCAAATCTATTACTTGGGCGATTTGTCAATGTATATGGATTATATTCTGAATATAATA